TTGCTCTACACCTTACCAACCCCGTTTTTTCATGAGGCGTAGAAGTATTAATAATTGGATCTTGAATATTAATTGTACAACCAATGAATCCTATGCCACATAAAAATTCTACATTTTGCATTGAAACAGCACAGCCTTCAAAATAATAGCTTCCGTACTCTGCATTGATCTTTAAATTTTGCAAATTAGGGTGGCAAGAATACATTCTTGCTCCTGTTCCTGCTGTGTTTATGAAATTCAAGGTTGGCATTTTGTCAGCTAATCCAATTATATGTGGTGAACCTTCCCATATAGATTTTGCTGAAACATCATAAACACTATCATCAAGAATGTTGATAATAATAACACCATAACCTATTGGTTTGTTATTGTATAAACTAATCGCTTTATCCAAAGAAGCATACGGATTTTTTTGACTACCATCACCAATATCATCACTACCATTTTGTGCTGACACAAAAACTTCTAGTGTGTGACCAAATGTACTTACAGAAGTTTTTGTAAGTATATCTTCAGCATTTTTTTCAATCTCACTAGAAAGCTGATCATTTTCAGCCTGTCTTTCCTCTTTTTCCCTTGCAAGGGCTTTATTGGTCTGCCCATAGGCTGACAACAGTTGCTGATAGATGTCAGGCGTTGGTTCTTCAGATGGCTTCAGTAATGTGGTCATAGCACCCTGATTGATTTTATATTTCAAAACCTTTGATGTTCTGGTCACTTCACCCAATTCACCATATACACCAAAATACATTGTTCCTTCATAGTCAGTCACTTCATGTGGCACTTCACACACATCATCCAAATCAAGAACAGAATAATATCTTTCTTTTTCGTTTCTGTAAAATACTGCTGTTTTGCCAAATCCATCCCACTTTTCACAAAAGTTGAATGCAATGAAGTTTTCATGCACGCCACCAGAAGCAATCAAAGGTGAATTTGTGATTATTAGTTCCTGATCAATACATTCAACATTTATTGTTGTTTTCATCTGTATTTTCCTTTCTACAAAAAAGGACACCTTTTCAGATGTCCTTTCCTGATTTGTTTTTCTTATGCAAGTACAAGCCCCCTGCTTTTGAAGCTTGAACGCAAACCATTCACATTGTCAGTGTCATTTGCAGTAGCTGTTGCAAAGTTCTTTCCATTGACATTCAGCATGATTGGTCTGTTTGCCAAATCTTCAATTGCATCTGCCAATGCCTGCACATCTGCAACCTGCATTGTCTTTTCAATTGCTCCTGCAATATAGCCTTCAAGCCTGTCAATTGGAAGGATTGCTTCTGCTCCTGCTTCACCACCTGCCATCAGGTTCAAGCCATTCATTCCAAAAATGGTTGGTTTCGTCAAGATACCACCATCCTTGTACCATTCTATTCCCAAACTTGGAACGCTTGGTGGATCAAGTGAAAAGCTTCCTGAAATCTTGAAATGTGGCATTTTGATTTTTGGAAACTCCAACTTCATGCCACTGAAAAAGCCCTTAATCGAATCAATTCCACTCTTGATTTTGTTCTTTGCTTCTTCAATTGGCTTGGTGATAGCTGTCTTGATGCCATTCCACACAGAAGTGGCAGTTGACTTGATACCATTGAACACACTTGAAGTTGTTGATTTCACAGCATTCCAAGCTGTTGAAACAGAAGACTTGACACCAGTGACAATGTTTGAAACAGTTGTCTTGATGCCATTCCACACATTGCTTGCAACTGATTTGACACCATTGAAGATGGTTTCTGTTGTCGTTTTCACAGCATTCCAAGCTGTTGAAATTGCTGTTTTGATTCCATCAACAATGCTTGAAACAGTTGTTTTGATACTATTCCACACATTGCTTGCAACAGTTTTTATTGCTTCAAATGCTGTTGTGGTAGCTGTTTTGATAGCTTCCCATGCTGTTGAAATTACAGTCATAATGCTATCAAGTACAGATGTTATATGTGTTTTGATAGCATTCCAAATGGTTGATAGAGTTTCACTGATAGCTGTCCACACTGTTGACACAGCCAATGTGATTGTTTCAAATACTGATGTCAAAGTGGTCACAATTGCATTCCATATGGTGCTGAATACTGTTTTGATAGTAGTCATTACTTTTGTGATTATATCTTTCACAAAATTGATTCCTGTTGTGACCTTCTCCTTGATCCATTCCCATGCTTGGAATACATATTCTTTGCAGTTTTCCCAAATAAACATAAAAGGAAGCGTGATGATTTGCACTGCACCACTGATGATCGAACCAACGAACATCAATGCCACTTGAATCACGTTTACAATTGTGTTCCAGATTTCCTGCATTTTAACCCACAGACCTGTGAAAAATCCCACTATTGGCTGAATTACATTCACATCAATCCAACTTGGAATTGACATGAAGAATGTCAAGATGCTGTTCCAGATTTCTGTTGCAGTGGTTGAAATACTGGTCCATAAACCTGAAAAGAATTCTTTTATTACTCCCCATGTTTCCGTTGTAGTTGCAACAATTCCATCCCACAGTTCTGTGAAAAACTTTGAAATTGGTTGAATCACATTAGAATCAAGCCATGACACAAACTTGTTCCAAACTTCAACGATTTTTGCACCTGCATTTTTGACTGCAACCACAATTTCATCCCAATAATGGACTATTGCGACAATTACACCTGCCAAAACAGCAATGACAGCAATGATTCCCATGACAACCCATGTGATGGGATTTGCAAGGATGGCAGAATTCATTGCCCATTGTGCAATGGTATATGCAAGAACAACGCCTGTCAGGATGCCCAATGCTGTTGCAAGCACACCAACTGTGACTGCAATTGATTTCATCAACACAGGATGTTCCTGCATCCAATCCAATGCATCAAGCATCAGACCACTGAATTTTTCAACAGCAGGAAGAAGTCCAGTCAAAATTGATGTTTTCATTTCATTGAATTTGGTGGTCACAGGTTCAATGGCTGTTGCAAGATTTGCTTCAGCAAGAATGTGTTCTGCTGTTGCTTCCTTTGCTTCCATCTGTGCAGAAGTTGTTTCACGATATTTGTCAGCAGAATCACCATATAACTTCGTTAAAGTGTCAGTGATTAGTGCCTGACGTTCCTGTTCTGTTGTACATTCAGACAATGCAACATTGAATGCATCTTCTGCTGTCACAACATCATCAGACATATATTTGGCAAACATTTGTGAAGCTTCAGATGACCAGTTCAATGCATCAGCAAGTCCACCTGTGACAGTTCCTGTTTTGGCTGTTTCGGCACTTGCTTCTGCCAATCCTTCCACTGGCAATGAATCCTGATAGGTTGCCCACACACCTGTTGTGATCGTCACCCAATCATTCAAATCTTTCTGACTGTCTGCCATTCTTGCAATGTGGTTTGCAGTTTCAACAGCCCTGTCATCCTCACCAAAAACAGCATAAAGTTCTTTCCAAGTTTCTTTTGCTGTGTCCGTACTCATGCCCACATTGTCAAATGCAGTTGTCAATGTGCCCATGTCCTGCCTAAGTTCCATTGTTGCAGATGGAAGTTCTGCAAGATAACCAATGAATTCACTGATTTTTCCAATTGCACCCTGAATTGCATCAGATGTAAGGTCTGCAACTGCTCCTTTCAGAACTGTGAAGCCATCCCCTGCATCTTCAGCAGAATCATCCACTTCTTCAAGACTTTTGTCCAATTCATCAGCCATCTTGGAAGCGTTGGACATTTCCTTCTTGCTGTCCTTCAATTCTCCTGACAAATCTTCAATGGAACGTGCAAGTTCCTGTGCTTCGTCTGATGCTCCTTTTCCGCTTGCAACAAGTTCTGCATAATCATTTTTCAGACCATCCAGTTCACTTTGCTGTCTTTTGATTTTATCAGTCAAGCTTTCATGGGCATCTTCAACCGCTTCTGATGCTTGCCTTTGTGCATCCAGTTCATCATTGCAAGCCTGAATGGATTGCCTGATTTTCTCTTCAGCAGTTTGTGCATTCAAAAGCTGTGTTCTAAGCTTTGAAACTTCATCAGAATTTTCACCATAGATTTCAATGGCTTTGTTGACCTTCTGGTTCAATGCTTCGGTTTTATCATGGGATGCCTGCAACTGATTTGACAAAATCTTGTGTTTCTGCTCCAAACCTTCCACTGTTGTACCAGTTGTTTTCATCTGTGTTTCATTCAACTTCAATTCAGCACGCAATTCAGACATTTGCTGATTTGATTTTTTGATGGAATCATTGAATCCACCTGTTTCAGCAGTAAATTTGATTTTTGCTTCATTCTTTTTTGCCATATTCTCACCCCCTTCTTGATTGTTTCTTTCTCTCTTTTTCGATTGCAGAATTCAGCCAACCATCATATGCCACTTTGTTTTCCACCACACCAAGGACAAAAGAAACATCAGCAAACCAAAACAATTCTTCTGATATTTCAAGAATTTGCACATAATATGTGTAATAGTCTTCAACATCTTCCAAAATGAATTTGGGTGGTCTGATGCTTCTTTCCCTTGCCTTCGTTTTCTGAAGGAATGGAAGTCTGAATCCTAGTGTTTTTTTGGCTGTGTCAACTCCTGAACTGCATCACGAATTGCAATTCTGTCTGAACCACACTTCATCATGAATTCTTCTTCAGTCATCAGGTTTTCTTCTGACAGATTTGCACACACATATGCTGTGTAAATTACAGTGATCATTTCCAGTTCTTCAGAAATATTCTTTGACATGATTTTGTTATAACGCTCATAAAGTGCCTTGTTTTTAGCCTTCAACTGATAGAGTGCATAAAAGGTCAAGGTCATCTTTGCTGTTGTTCCATCACAAAATTCAAAATCAATGATTGTGTTCATTTTCTTGTCCATGTTTTCTTTTTCTCCTTTACAAAAATAAAGGACACCACAATTGTGATGTCCTTTTCATTATTTTGCAGATTTGGTTGTTGCCTTTCTCGTTGTCTTTTTGGGCTTTTCTTTCAAAGCTTCTGACATGACTTCAGGCATTGTCTTTTCTTCAACAACTTCTTCTGCCACTGCTTCAACCAGATTGTCAACAGTCAGGATTTCATCAAAACGTTCCTTGGAAACACTGATGCTTTCACCTGCCTTGTATCGTCTGCCTGTGTACTTGTCATTGAAGTCTTTCAAAACTATTGCCTTCATACGCCTTCACCCCTTACGCCTGAACAGCCTGCACCATGCTTGGTTCAAATGCAGTCATCCAAGTGGTCTTTGCAGTTTCATCCTTCAATTCACTTGCAAGTGCTTCATATACACCATTGCCATATTCATCAGGCATGATGGAAACTTCCATTTCGATCTCTGCAACTTCTTCTGCACCATTTTCAATTTTTCTTGCAACACCAGTCTGGATGATGCAGTTGGGATATGCTTTGAACTTCTCAACGCCATCTTCATCAAAAACATCCTGCACAATTGCAAATGCTTCATGGCGTGAATTCTGTCCATATGCCTTCACACCTTCAATCAGTGTGTCAAGGTCCATGCCATATGCCTGTGTATAGATTTCATAGGGCATATGCATGGAAATGGTCAGTGTGCCACTGCCTGTTCCCTTGACAGTAGTCTTCACAACATTGCCCCTGCACTTCTTGGTGATCACTTTGCTTTCAAGTTCTTCTTCGCATGATCCAACACAGTCTGCTGACTGGTATGCTTCACCACTTTTGAACTTGATGCCCATTTTTCTTAATTCGTATTCAGAAAAAACGCTCATATTTTTCACTCCTTTTATTTAGTTGATTGCATCTTCAAGCCCATTCACAAGCCTGTTGATGCATAGGTTCATTATTTGTTCTTTTTGGTTTTCTCCACTGTTTAGGAAGAATTGCTGATTTCCTGCGTGTCTGGTTGTGCTTGAACCATCATCAGGGAAATACAAATATTGATATGCCTTTTTAGTCGTTACAGTCACAGAAAGATTT